AACACCGATTCCATAACAACTTACCAAGAAAATTTAAAATGGTTCAAGATAGCGCTATTGAATGGTTCCAACCTGTAGCTGATTACCGGTATGATATCGCAGCTTTGCAGATCTTGATTTCTGAATTGCAGGCACCACAAGCCTTAAGAACTGCAGAAGAACTCGACGAAGAAGCACTTCTTAAATTGAAAGAGGCTCTTAAAAAAGTCGTTTTTTCGAAAGGTATTACAAGATCTTTGGTCGTTCCAAAAGGTTCTCTTGAAGCACTTCCAATCGCACAAGTTGACAAAACTGTGATTTCTGATTTCAAGAAAGATGCTCATAAATTTCTCCTTGCTTTCACTATAGCTAAAGGCAACTTTGCTGAGAATCGTTATTGGTTCCGCATTACAAACTCTGGAGATAAGAAGAAGGCCAATTGGTTCGTTTCAGTGCCGGTTCTTATGGAGGAAGGAAAGAGAAGTGTTCTTGCACAATATTACCGCCAGAAGATCACGGCTGCCATTAAGAATGGTTCACAAACGCCTCTCATGCTTTTCATGAAGAGAAAGGGTTCATCTATAAAGGTCGAGCAGCAGCACTTATTGCACTCAAGGTCTTACCATGAGATTTCTGCTGAAGGAAAAGAGAAAGTCTTAGCGCTCAGAGGTGATATTGCACAAGTGTTTGCGGCGATGAAGAAGGACCAAGAAGAGAAAGGACAGAGCACTGTGAATTTCAACAGTTTCAAATATTTTGAATTTCCAAAGGAGCCTATCTTGTGATTTTGAAGTCCTCAATATGCATTTCTGACTCGTTCATTTTTTAAAAAATGAGCGATTTATTTCTAATCCTTATTGAACTAGTCTTCTTCTATAGTTAAGATCAGGTAAAGTTGTTTAGAAATCTTATTTAATATCCTGTGAGAACTTATTATCGCTTCATCAGTTTCCCACTCTTCTAAATTAAACAATTTACCATTAATCATGTTATCATCTAATTCTTCCTTAGAATTGACTTTTACTGAAATTAAATAATCCAAATTATCAATCTTTTTATTCTTTTTAACGGCCCTATAGGACAGATCATAGTAAAATCTTAAGTTCATAAGTGTAGTTTTAAGAAGATTTATAAGATTTGGATTAAACTCATCAGAGTCTTTTAACTTTACCTCAATCGACAATCTATTCTCTAAAATTCTGATTAAGAAGGCCAATGAGAAGATCTCTACAACATTGTTAGTATTAATGTTGAACGTCACTATCGGTCTATTAATTAAACTCAAGGTTGAGTCTCTTCTGAAACCTGATAGAAGTAGTCTTCCTTTAGAGATCTTATCAATAGGTTTCCTTTTCTCTTGAATTAGGTTCAAATGGTTAAATATTTTTGCCTTAAGAGTTCCTAAGTAATGTACATTAGTTGAGTTAAAGGAAATTGTTTGTCCGACTATTCTAGTTGAAAAAGACTCACAATTCAGCTCAGAATAAGAACCTGTTATCAAATTCTCACAATCACAAACAACTAAATATAAGAAGATAACTGACCCAATCCTTCTTTTTTCATTTAAACTAAGAACCTCTTCATTTACCTCTGAGATACGGTTAACATCTTTTCTTATCGTGGTAAGGACTTTCCTTTCTTCCTCGATGGATTGATTATGGAATTTATCTATGACAGAACCAGGGTTGCAAAAACTAATAAATTCATCTTCTGTTTTAAGTCTAAAGATCTCAGCTTCAAAGGTCTTTATTTCCTTTTTAATATTATTATTGTCAAATAAAGAATCCTCAGAAAAGGAAGAATATTCAGATAAAACTCCACCAAGGTTAGCCGTTACATCGAACTCTAGCTGATCCTTAACTGATTCTATTAGTTTTCCTTCTTCTAATTCATCATCATCCTCATCTTCTTCTAGGTCATCTTTGCTCAGATTGAAGACAAGTTTCCGAATGGCCAAAAAATCATCCTTTAGATAATATGCCTTCTCAAATCTTTTGTCAAAAGTGTCCTCATTAGTTTCTAATTGAGTATAAATTTTGACGTCTGGCAAGATTTGGATATTAGCAGGGAATAAATCATAGAAGAACCTAAAATAAACCAAATTGATTCTATCGTCGAACCAAATGAGATAGTTATCTTCATCAGGGTTACCTATAATGGAATTTGAGATCTCCCGAGAGAAAATCGGAGATAAATCTAAGGTAAGAATTTTAGTCACTAAAAGTTTAACTTGTTTTCTACACTTGATTCGTGTCACATTAGTTTTTTTTATGTCTAAGAGTTGAGTCTTTGTGTCATCATTGAGATCTAAGTCAGCGTTAATGAATATATCCACAAACAAATCATTAATTTCTACAGGCTCCTTTTTTGAAAATTCAGAGAGAGTGAATTTTTCTCCTTTATTTGTCATCAGAGATAATAATTCTATGAACAACGGCTTTAAATTGTTTACCTCCTTCAATTTAAAAAATCTGCCTATAAATGGATTTTTCATCAACTCTAAAAGCTTTCTGCGGAAGTTCAAAGAGACCAATGAGTGGAGTAAGTTTACATCATAATTCACATCAATGATTTGCAAAGTCTGATCATAATCAATATTATTTTTGCTTAACTCAATCAAACGATGGTCCTCTGAGATTCTCAAATAAATCTTTCTATCTGACTTTTGAATTCTATGAAGGTACAAAGTATGGAATCTATTAAGTTTCTTAAATACTATGTTGAAGATATCTGAGAGGTAATAACTTGATCTATTATTCAATTTATAGAGAGTTGCAATCAAACTTTCTAAGTTTTTATAATCTTCATATTTGCAATTCAGGAAATCAGAAGTTGACTGGCTTAATCTGTCCTTAATTTTGCTTAATTCTTCTTCATGCTGTTCAAAAATCTTCTTTTCTTTCTTCTTTAAGATCATAAAGTCACTTTCACAAAGTTCTACTTTTCGAATTAAACTTTGGATAAAGATTAATTTTCCAGAATTACCAGTTCTCACTTGATCGACTCTCCAAATCCTAAAATTCTTTAAAAGGTGTTCCAATATTGATTTCTTAAGTTCTTCAAAGACGACTTGTTTTGAACTCTTAACTACCGTAGTGACTTCAACTTGTTCCTCTTTAAAAAGACTTCTAGCTTTTATTACATCACTTTCGATGTATTTTTTGTCTAATTTAAGGTATTCAAGGTAGAAGAATCTTTCTAAATCTTGACTAAATTTGAAATCGATTGGACAGAACCCATGTGCACTAATATGGCCGACTATGCTACAGCTTGAACTCTTCTCTAAATGATCTTGATTACACATCCAAGTACCTCTTCTAAACTTATCATTTCGTCTTGGGAAGAATTCATTCAAGTGTCCAGCTGACAAACAGAAAGTTAAAAATAGGTTAATACCATGAGTCCAACCTCCCTCAGGATCTACAAAAGTAGTTTTACTTAGATCTATTTGAATATCGACAGAGTTATTCATATCAAGACTATCTATCAAACTTTTAACTTCAATATTGCTTCCATGATTGATAATAGTGGTAGTGTTCTTTTCTAAATCGAAGTACTCAACTTCAGGAACATGCTTAACAGACTCTATCATCACAGTACATGTACTTTCTAATTGGGCTGAAGAGGTCAAGAATTTAAAAGAAATGAGTCCTCTTTTATTCTCTAATTTTAAATTTATGACTGATCCATTTGGCACTAAGATGTGAGAAAACTTCTGTTTATAGTCCTCATAAAGTAGATCCGTAACTTGACAATTAAGAATTAAAGATGCCTTTGTTAATAATCCCATAGATGTTTGTTTTTTTACTCTAAATAACAAATTACCTACTAGAATAAAGTAATCTATTTTACCTGAGTTATCTAGGGAACTCACTACATGTTCATCATTATGATGATCAGAGAATATTATATGGACACCTGAGGCCATGACAGGAACTGAAATTGGAGAGCAATAAGAGATAAAAATTTTTGAACTAAAACTTTTGAAACTTTCACACACTGACAATATTTCATCTTCAGAATATCCTGTAATAATACTCCGAGTTTGAATTACCGAGTCCTTCAAAGCCAATTCAGTTGAAATGGATTCATCATTGACAACCCTATAGCACATTTTATTTATCTCATTCTGAATTCTTGAACTTAGCTGAATAACCCTATCTTTAGCTCTAGGTTTTCTATGGATAATATTTGATTGGAAATCTGACATAAGTTTAGACTGCTCCATAGCCATCTCAAGAAGTTGCTCTGATGGAATGCCACCTCCTATAGAAACTTCGAATTCAACATCATAGAAGTCTAAGTCTCCTTTATACATCAATTTAACAGCGGATCTGTCTAGACCAATTTTCTTCAAGTAGGCCCATAAAGGTTCTGACTCAATAAATTGTGGAATTGTTGTTATCGAATAGAAATCACAAAAAGTAAGGATATCGCTGACCAAAGAATCCCATATAATTCTTAACCTAGGCTCTTCTAACGCTAAATCACCTGATTTGACTAGAATAAGAGCATCCTTAAATTCATTAATGATCTTTCGATTAGTCTTTAAATTATTTCTGCTGATTGTCCCATATATCGTCTTAACATCTTGTTTAATCTGAACTCTCCAAGAACGTGAGTATTCTATGATTAATTCTTGGAGGATATCTTTGGAGCCTACTAATCGTTCATCTACTACTTCAGAAGATTCTCTGAGACTTATGACAGGCAACTCTTGTAGACTTCTTTCGACGCTTTCCAGTTCCATCAAACTTTCTTTGTCAACACCACCTTCTCTCCAAAGTTTATATTTAGTTAAATTTCTAGATAAAAATAAATTACTCTCAAAGATATGATTTGATTGAGTAAACAGCCCGGATGAATTACTAATGATTCGTTCATATTCAATCATTAGTTGTCTATTAAACCTAAAATTGCGGACACTGGAGCCAGCATATACACTTTTCCAATTACTTATAAAATTTTTCCTGTTCTTTGATTTAACTTTTTGTTGAATGAGAGTTAACGGATATTTGATTTGATATGAAATTCTTCTTGGTTCTTTTCTAAACTTGTAAAAATTATCCGCAGAGAGACCATACTTATCTATGATTCTTAAGGAAACTGATTTATAACCACCCCAAATAACTGTATTACTCTTCACCAGATCCGGCACCTGAGCGTAAAAGTTTAGCACCTTTAAGAAGTAAGAGTAGACTAATTCAGGCAATATGATTTGATTTGATAGAGTATATAAAGTCACACAACGTGTCAACAAAGCCATATGATTACTGACAAAACTAGCTTCATTGAAAGAATTCATTATGCTGTTACATTGTCTCATAAATGAATTATATACAGTTTGTTCGATGTTATAGATCGATACCATTTCGGATATACGCCGACCATAAGGACTTCCAGGTTTGTTTTTTATTGGATCTATGAGAGAACCTTTTTTAGTTGAAGAGTTCTTAGTGTCTGAATCTGCTAGAGCTATTGATCGCGGCAGATGTTCTTTAATTTTGAGTATAAAGACTTCATTATCATCACTGAGTGGTTCATCAAGATCAGTCACTGCAACGTTGACATCATCCGAATGGAATAAGTGTGTGAAATCTAAGGCATGACTTATACAAACTTTGATTGTCTTCTTCATAACTAACATAGTTACTCCATGATCGAAAGTTGAAGCCATGTGCATTAATCCTTGTGGCCATCCATGATCCATCGAAACGACATGGAATAAGCCTTTAGGTAATTCTTTCCAGGTTTTATCATTTTTTCTAACAGCTCTAGAGTAATCCAGTTTAACACCCATATTAACTAATTCCCTTGATTGAAAATATTCAACATCTTCCCTTATTCGTGTGTCAAATAATAACTTTATATTATCAGTTAGATCAAAAGCTTTTCTAGAGATAGCTGCAATGAAATGAGGGATGACCCCATAATGCTCTAATAAATCTATTGAATCTCTAAATTTTGATCTAATATCTTGTGGTGACCATTTCTTTTCATCTCCGTTTATATACATTGTACCTTCTCTGAAATTTGTTTCAGAAATACGTATCATCTTATTGTACTCACTCTTAGTGACTAATTCATCTTTCCATTGATCACAAAGAATTCGAAACACACACATCAAAAAGTAGTGCCCAGCCTTTGTATAATAGTCCTGTATGTAGATTTCTCTTTCAGCAGCATCGTGTTGGTATTTGATTGAAATGAGAGCAAGGGGAAACCTATTTTCTAATTTATCTAAACACCAGATCAAGAATTCAGTGATATTGAATGAAATATGATCAGTTGTACGTCGATACTCATCCATTATTTCGAAGTGAATTAGTGAGTTTTTTCTCTTAGTAAGGTCTTTTGGGTGAACTCCATTAGTTGTAGTATTGAAGTAACTGTCAAAATTCTGTTCCATAAAGGTGATGAAAGGGTGACCTGGGAGATCAGTAAACACCTCTTTAGAGTAAAGTTGAATGCCCTTAGCTAACATCCTAAGATCTAAGAATTTCTTTCCTGAGTCGTTTTCAAATCCAACTTTATAATATCCTGGTTCACAATGTGTATTTGCTGTGGAAATATTTAATTTAATATCCCTGTAAAAAGATTGATAATTATGAACAGGTGTTGTAACATCCATTCGAGGTAATGTGTATAAATTATTATTTTCAAAATAATCGAACAAACTTGTTTCATTACCGAGTAGAGAAACCAATTTTTTGTTGTTTATAACATCTATAAGTATCTTATTAACTTTATTTAATAACCACATATCACATCTCCTTTTAGGCACAACTTTCATATATTTTTTGATTAAATTATCAAGCTTACAGTAATTTGAATTCGATATTATGTTAAAATATTTGAAGAATGACAAGATTTTCTTAGTTGCAACAGAACCAAAGAAAGCACAATTATAAAGATTTACAAAATCTATTGGATTAGACCTCAATCTTATCAAGAACATTGAATGATAAATCTTAGATCGCCATATAATATCTTCAACACTGAGTTTGTAACATCTAGAGACCATTAAAGTAAGATGTGGATAGTTCTTCGAAGTAAAAGTAAATTCAGGATTGAAGCCTGTTGTGATACTATTTTTATCGACTATGAAATAATATCTAACCAATCTAGAGGAGCCGTTCTTTCGACTAGGAGGTCCTTTCAATAGGATGTAACCAACATTCTTGAGGTTATTGGAGCTAACTAGTATAGTCCTCTTATGCTTTCCTTTCATATTCATGGTAACATCATTAATCAAATGCATATGCAATTGGTTGAATCTTAATAAGCTAGGATAACTATTAATTTTCATCTCGGAGACTGTCTTTCCTAGACTCAATAAGTCAGGTGAATCACCAACAATTGAATCCAAATCTTCAAGTTGATAATCAACATTAATCTCAAGATTTTCTAATCCGTAGACATAGGAAAAGTCTAAATTAAGTCTCTTGAAATCCCAGTTAAGCCAATCAGGCGAAATAAAATTGACTCTAGATTCTCTGTTTCCCGATTCAGCTGGCATCTTGCTTAGCCAATTTCCACCATCAGGATAATCAAATTCACGTAGTATTAGGTCTCCATTCAAGAAATGAGGAGTTTCAGCTAAAGCTTGAGGGAAGCTGTAGTCAGGCTCATTCTCCATTTTGTATTTGTTCCTCTCATTTAAATTAAGAGCTGCAACCATATCCAATCTTCTCATTCTAGACTCAAATACATTATCAAAAGATTCTTTAATGAACTCTTTGGTATATCTCAAAATCAATCCGTCTTCATAAAAGTGGTCTTCGAATTTTTTCATTGAACTATCCATTAATCTTATTTGTTCACCAATAATTTTCAATTCATCTGAACTGTAAGGATCAGCTTCAACCCTTGGTGGAGATGACATCTCAAATTCTCGGACTTTTTGAAACACATAATCTGGAATGATTGGCTTATAATTAGTTCCAGATAGATTATTTATGAAGCTTAATGGGGGTATTTGGACTTCTTCCTTATTTTCTATGAATCCCATATCTCTCGCATCTTTATTACTCTCGATCTGAAAATCACTGAATCTAGGATCTGTATACAACTGACTGAGAAGATTTCCTTTAGTATCAATGAACACCTTTCCGGCACCAAATAATCGATCATAGGAATAACTTCTAGGCATAGTGTTGGCTATAATACTAGACTCAAATAATTTTTTGAATTTATCAAAATTGATCACTTTAATATTTTTCTTTGCTAATAATTCTTTGTCTTGGGTAACTAAAGTACAATTTTTTGTGAATAATTTATCATCACCAACTTCACTTTCTTTCTTGTCTTTGTTACCTAGAATAAATTCATTTCTCCTAAGAATATTAAAGTAATGATCTACTTTGAAGCGTCTAGAGTTCATCTCCGAGGTCTCTAAATCTGGATCTGAAATCAATCTTCGAATCTCATTGAGAACTATTTTATCCATTATAAAAACTCCAGCAAAACGGGCAATATTCAAATCTAGTATATTATTTAAGATTATGTTAGTGTCTAAATTAAAAATCCATTGAGATTCACATTTTACTGTTTTAGTAATATTATCAAAAGTTAAGATTGGAGCTCTAGAATCCTCTTGGATCAATGCTTGAGATCTTATAAACTTCAGTCTAGGAAGCTTCAAAGGCCTCTCTGACATAGTCTCTGAAAGAGGATTAATCCATCTTTTTAAAAAACCTGATTTATCTGTAATCTCACCTTCTTTACTTAATATATCATCAAAAACAAATGATGTTGTTGACAAGAGGTCTTCTGGATACTTTTCATTAATCTCTTTGAAAGCTAATAAAATAGTATTTAACCCGTTCTTTTCTTTCTTAAATAAAATACAATCTTTCTCTAAAATCATTAAAGACGATTCAATTAATTCAACAAAGAAAACCCAAGATTCCCTTCTAGATTTGTATTTTTCTTTCTTAGATGATTCTGTTGAATCAAATGGCCAAACCGTTGATTCCCAAAGGTGCAATATAGTGTTACTTAAGGTTGATCCTTTAACTGCACTCATGTGTAACATATTAAGCCAATGAAGACTTTTTATGAGTTTACCAATGGTCTTTGAAGTCAAACCTTCATAATTTATGTTAAACAAAATATCATTCAAATGATCGATTTTATCTTCCACCGGGATATCATTTTTTAAATTATTGAAGGTTTTGATTATTGAATCACATATGTTCTCAAAGAGTGGTGTAAAAATTGTTAGTAGTTTATCAGATTTCTCTTGAATCCACTTTACAATAGTTTCTTCGGGATCAGTCGGCAATTTATCAGCTCCCAAGTTCAAAGTAGAAGTCTCAAAGAAGTCTATTTTAAAGTCTTCAAGATCAATTTTAATTCGATCTTTGATTTCAGAAAGCAGGATTTGGAAAATCTCAACTGCCTCCTCATAGAGAGCTGATGAGTTCCTCTCATATTCCTTTTCATAATCTTCAGGACTCAACTCCTCCATCTTTTTTACGACTATGAAAGGATTCGAAGTCACTTCTTGGCTGTAGTAGACTTGATCAAAATTCCAATTTATGAGATTTGAGAGAGAGATTTGATAAGATCCTTCAAAATATTTTGTGCTAATGTGTTGCCTCTCTGGGTCTATAAATTCTGAAGTAATATGTAAATAAATTAACTCATCTCTGTTCCTAATCTCTCTTATCATTTCTTCAGGCAGGCTACTTAAACTCTTATATTCTGGTCCTAATTTGTAATTAAATAGTTCATTAAAAGTCTTCGAAAAGCAGTTCCTGGGACAATTCTCTATCTTTTCATTTACTTTAGTCTGGTAAGGTTGATCTATAAGTAAGAAATAAATTTCTACTTCAGTTAAATTTAAAGCAACCTGCATCTGCTGTTTTTTTCCATTAGTAAGCTCTTCATACTCTTGTAAATTCCTTATATTAAATTTATAAAATGGTTCTAAAGTTGTTTTTGAAGTCTCTTTTATAGTAACCTCATGAGCAATATAATCATGTTTATGTTCAACTTTAATAGGATCTAGATTTACAATTCTATCCTTCTCAGGTTTATTGAAATTTAACATTATGTACTTAGGTATACCTTGTTGTAAATAAAAATTGTACCCTTCAAAGTCCAATGTATTTAAAAATTGGTCTAAGTTAAAATCAACATTATGACTCTCAATTGGCTCTTCTATGTTTTTGGAGATTGCTATTAACTTCTCTTCAGGTTCAATTTCATTGGCTTCAAAAAGGACTTCAGCAGTGATCTTATCAGGCCCAGGTGAGACAACTGGATCTTCTTCAATACCCTGCATAAGGTTATAATTATTTAAAAATAAAACTTCCTCAACTCTAATTTCTATTACTTGTAAAGACCTATTGACTTTTTGAAGATCATTATAAATTTTGCATTGAGGAACTGATTGTGGAATATAGACAAGTTCTTTCATAATTGGTTGACTTTCTATTTTAGGTTCAGGAACTTCATCAATATGATCTATGATTATCAATTTTTCAAAAACATTGATCTTCTCTGGTTTACCGTATTTAATTAAATACAATTTACACAGAATTTCTTTAGTTTTATCAAACTCGACATCTGAGATTACATGTGCAAATGTTTGTAAACCTTCAAAATAGACATTGTACTTATTTTCAATATGGAAATCTTTTTCTAAATTAAGTTGTAAAAAATCTCTTTCTGACCTAATGACAGTATCTTTAATCTTAATGAGTTGTCTAATCAAAGGAAAAGATCCGAATTTAGATAATCTTGGGATATCTTCAGAATCAGAAAATATTTTGTTCATGAGACTCTTTAAATCTTCAACATTAGATTTGTTAATCCAATCTAAGCATTCTAAGAAAATCTTATTATTCTCCTCTAAGTCGACTTTAGGTGGCCCCACATTTATTGCTGGTACCTCTATGTCTTTTTCCAATGAAGCTTCAGTTGTAGGCTTTGAGTTGTCTATGTCAATTTCAATTTCTTTAGGGATTAAGCTCATGTTTTCAAAATAGGCCTTTGAGTCACTCAGATTTTCACCATTCATCCTGATTATGATTGAATCTCTGTTCAGTACTAAGGGAGATAAATAAAAATCAATCTCTATAAAGGGTTTAGTTGTTTGCCAAAGATGAGGAAGTTGGCTACGATGAATCTTCCGACTAACTTGCCCTTCAAATAGAATTCTTTCCTCTGTTTTGTTGAATTGATATAAAATATGGGAGTACCCGTCTTGCTCATTAAAGTCAGATAGAAGACTTCTTGATGCAAACACAAATTCCATAATTGAAGATTCCTTAAACCAGTTTGGATCTTTTTGAAGGTCCCTTAAAATATCACTAAATTTAATAAATGCAAATTCATAAAGCGTACTTCGAATGACTTCAATATCTCTCTTTTTAAAGAAAGTCTCGATTTCTTTTGAATTATAAAGAGTGTTAAATTCCCTTGATAGAAAGTCCTCAAACTTAATGTAATCCTCATTCAATAAATTTACACAAGATCTAGTAAGGCCAGTCGGGGGTAAATTATCTTTCTGTAAGAAAGATTTATAATGATTAGCATAAATATTTATGAATCCAGGTTTAAAGGAACTTTTATTCAAAACTTTGAAAGAAAACTTCCTTTCAGTAATGGATTTAAGATCAATGAGTTGAAGTTCATCCCAATCATATGGTGAAATCTCTATTCCAATCAAATTGACTTCATAATGTAAAGCAGCCAGGTTCAAAATCTCGAAAGAGAAGAATGAAGTTTCAGTAAAACCGACCTCAGATGCTATTCTGCAAAGAGTTGTATTAATATCCTCAAATGTGTATTCCGCATTCTGTACTTGATTTACAACCAGCCTCAAAGCCCTCACTCCACACAATAGACCACTTCCTGAGACGTTTTTTATATCATAATCACGCTTAACATGGTGCATAAAATATCGTCTAAAAGTTGTTTGAGTAGACCAACTTCCATCGTACCTAGGAGAGTTTTCCTTCTCATAAATAAACCTTTTAATATAATTAGGTATTATCATATCATCATCAAGAGGATCCTTACTTAACATATTTGTGATTTCAACTACGCTCTTAGACGGCATAAGGAGAGATTTTGCAAGGAGTTTAACGGTTGGAACGTGATCATAAGGGAATGACAATTGAGACATTTTTTCGAGAATCATATTCGAAATTAGATAATACATTTTTTCAACTTCAAGATCATACAAATCCTCATCTAAAATATATAAAGCTTTATTAATATTTGGCATTAACCATTCCATAAATTCAGTTACAAAGATTACAATATCCTCCTGAGACTCACTCTGTTCTTCTATATCCACTACTAGGTTCCAATTTTCTTCAATTACATCGAAGATAAATTCTTTCAATAATTCTACTTCATTTACATTGATCATCGCCCTGGAGACTGTTACAACTGGGCCGACTAAGCCATCTTGATAATCCTCAAAATCTTCGTCTGTAAGAGACAAATTATCTTCAAAGACGTTATCTTGGCTTCCAAGTTTGACAGGAATACCTTTTTCTGAGCCTGAATTGGCAGAGGAACCATCGAAGAAGGAGCCTGTGTTGCCGTTTAAAGAATGTTGTTTTTTATTATTATTACGAGACAAAACGGCTGAGTATGAGTTGTTAATATCCTTATAATTAAAATTTTCTGTACTCTTTAATTCATGTTTACGCATTTTGTGAACAAAATCTATGAAATCCAGATCAGGTTCAATGGGAGAACTTTTATCTCTTTTTAGATTGTTAAAGATCTTGTCTTTCTCATCTCGGGTTTGATTTCTTTTCTTCTCTGAGGCCTTTCTTTCATTCTCAATGTATGATGCAGAAAGACTTCTAGCGTAAATCTCTTTCTGGTTTTGAGGAATGAATGGATTTATGTATCTGCGGATTTTAATTTCTCTAGGCTTTAATGTGTGGATAAAATTGTCACTACCAGGCGTGACCACGAAGTTTCTAGGTAGGGATCTAGAAATTGAAAAGGCATTCACAAGAGTGTATTCATTGGTTTCATTTGCTTTATTCCAATTGGCTCTTTCAGCTTTCCGGGTATTCTTCCTAGTCCTTCCTTTGCTAATTACAGGAAAAATCTTATTAACTTTTTGTTTTTTCCCATATCCTTTTTTAAAGTTTTCAAAATCAAATTTCAGAATAAATTTATTGCGAAGAACTATGCCATCTATAGTCATCTTATCTTTCCTATGTTGGAGATTGTAAGCCCAACGACGGCAATCATATCTGTCACTGACATAATAATTAGAGAAATTGTTCAAGAACCTTGAAAACTTATTAGATGTTTTTTTCTTTTGATTTTTTGATAATTTAGGTACAAAAACTTTTGATGTTTTAAAATCCTCAATTAGATTCACCTTCCATTTGACAATGTAGAGTAGAATCTTCAAAATTAGTAGCTGAAGAAAGATCCAAAAAAAGAGTATGAAGAACATCTTTAGTTGACAAGAAGAAGCCTGAAGCAGAGTTTGTTTAGG